AACTAGAACCTGTACAACATTAACGTCACGACAATACAGGATTGCGTGGCCACTAGGAGGATGACTATGATCGTAAAATCATTAACTCGATCTGATCTACCTTCCGCTGTTAATAGAGCGGTAGTATGCAATGCTAACGGCCAACGCGGTGTAGGGTTGTCCCTAACTAAATATAAATGGGATGACACTTGGAAACATTCGGTCGCTAAGCTTGCTAAGAAGGCCTTGCCAAGCCATCTTGCTGCGTTAGAGTTAAACGCATTTAAATTTTTAAAGACCTATCCCCAGCGCCAGTCACTATATGAAGGAGTGGTTAAATACTTCTCCCCCCCTCTGAATAGAACGGCTCTATTCAATGCTAGTGATGTAGATGATTATCTTGAATTTATGTATGATAATCGTACTAGACTGTTGTCTCCCGATGATGAGACATATGCCTTTAAGGGTAATACAGGACTCCCTCATTTGCGAGGTGATAGTCAAGGTAGACGTATGAAACTAGCATATATTAATGAAATGGAGAGATTTATCAAGTCTCAACCTAACATATCCCTTGATTGGTCCAATGATCACATGTGTTATTTGATAAACGGACAGAGTAAGTGGAGATTATATCCTTGGTTTGTATGGTCCCGTTTAGAAAATAAGCTAAGACCTGTGTTTAATTCTGATCACTCCGAAATTGTTTTCACGCCCATGTTAAGAGGATTAAAGAATGTCGTTTACGGTTATAAAGGATGGGGCGGTCAGCCTCTTGATCTTAAACCTAATAAACGGTATTTTTGGTGGGCTGATTATTCACGTTTTGATATATCAGCTATACATCTTCTTGATGAGATCAACTATGCTTTGGAACAGTGTGTGTCCTCTGATTATGAGGCTTCGCTCATTCCGCACTTTCTAAGGTATGTGTTTAAAGGACCTATTTTGTTCTCTTCGGAGGAGCCTGATGGGAAGAGAGTTATCAAATTCTTCCCTGAACAATGGCACGGACTTATGAGCGGGAGTATCGCTACCAGTCTTATAGGTTCTTTTGTTAATTCCTTACTCGCTTACCTCTATCTGAGAGATAGAGATCTTCTTAAGAAAGTTGATTTCTACTATATGGGTGACGACCTTCTGTTTAATTTTGATGATCCCGAAATTGATTTTTCAGATTTTCCCTCGTTCGTCAAACAGTATGGCATGCTTATTAGACCCGACGAAACTAGCGGAGGAAACTATGAATATGGACATTTCCTACAGATGTATTTTACACGTGATTCCAGATGGTTTCCATCTGTTAGGATATTTCATTCGGTTCTTTATTGGGAGCGCCCCTTTAACGTTGATATTGTTAAGAAAAACTTATCATCAAGAGAGTTATTTAATACTCGTCTAGGTGGTAAACTTATGAATGTACGTCTCAACTATAATGTACCCAGATCGTATTGGATGTATACTAGGTCGTTGTTTAAGATATTGTCCCATGTTATTAGGGGCTTTGTGCCTCTTTCCGACGCTGATACTATCAAAGTTGATAGAATGGAGTGGTGGGACAAACAGAAGCAGCAATGGGGCTCACCTTTGGGCTCCTCTTTCTACTTAGCTGACGTCCTTAATCTTAAATTCCTTGACGTGCTAAGCCCTCATCTTGATGATAAAACGGCTAATGCACGAGTAGGTCTTAGGTTAATACTTCCAGATGTAGTCCCGTTAGCAAATGAATCTTGGCTCCCATCATATTTAACAAGAGGTCAGATACAAGCGTTGTTTCAGCATTACGTGAGGTCTCTTCACC